GTAGCCTTAGCTGCTGCGCAAGCAGGTATCCCAGCTCCCGGAACCACCGCATCCACTTTACATGAAGCAACAAGCTTTATTCATGAGATAGGTTGGTGGTATCTTTTAATTTTCGTGCTGTTCCCTTTAATAACCAAGCGTGGTAGAACCTGGATGAAGAAGTTTACTGAGATACACAACACCGTTTCTCAGGCTGATATCGATGCCAGAGATGAAGAACAGGACGAACGCATCAGAAAGATTGAGGAAATGCTAGAGAAAAAAACCTAGATTTATTTTAAAACACTCTAGATACATCTAGAGGATAGAAATCCTTTTGTAATATTATGAAATACATCGTTAACGAACAGAATACTTGCGGTCAAGCTAGCTTGACTGATGAACAGCGCAACTTGTTCCTAGAAGGATTAGGCTTCGCACCTAATCAAACAGCAGAGCAGATTAATGAATCAGTTGATGCTGGGGCTGAAGTTGAAAACGAAGAATATGATGCACCATGCCTTTATGAGTGGGACAACTCTGTTTTCGCTCTTGAAGAAGAAGTATATGAAATCGACGGCCAACTTTTCTTGAAAGCTTTTGAATTAGATGCTGAGTTGCAAGGAACTTTAGACGAAAGCCATGCTGACCTCTTTATCAACGAAGTTCGCTTCGAACAAGAAGAGTTTGAGCTAGGTGATATCTACGATTATGGTGACGAAATCTTTATCAAACTTGACGAAGCTTATGCAATGAAAGAAGGTGATAAGAAAGGTGACAAGTCTAAGGACAAGCCTGGTGACAAGCCTGACTACACCACTGACGCTCGTAAAGGCGACAAAGGTCATGGCAAAGACAAGGATGACAAAGGCGATTACGAAACTGGAATGCGTAAAGGTGACAAGTCTAACCAAAAATCTAAAGCAGGTGATAAAGGAGACTTCACTACTGACATGCGCAAAGGTGACAAGTCTAAGACCCATCCAGGTCACAAAGATTTCGAAAACGGTAAAAAAAAAGTAGTTAAGGAAATGAACGCTGCTGACCGCTTAGCCGCTTTTAATAAAAATAAAGCTGGCGCCGGTGACACTGCAAGTGCACAAGCTAGAGCACGTCAACGTACTTCTGAACTAAAATCTAGAATGAAAGCACAAAAATCCGACAATAAAGCTGACACAGCTAGAGCGGAGAAAGATGCGGCAAGAGACGCTGGAATGTAATGAGTAAATCCTACGCGCAAATGGCTGATGAGATTCTTAATGGAGCCCTAAGTGACTCCACTAAGAATCCTTATGACCCTGCGCAAGGACACCAAGCCTCAATGCCTACAATGGACCCGAATGACCAGCTTGTTGAAATGAATGATGCTCAACGAGCTATGTTAATGGGACATGCAGGGGTAAGGGTGGAAGAGATTAAAGAAGAGCGTATTGTAGAAAGTGTAGAGGAGCCTCCTGTTCAGCAACCTCTAATCACAGAGCAAGACCTTCACATTCTAGAAGAAGCAAAAAGAATTATTGCACAAATCCAAGAAATGACATCTGTTGGAAATCTTGGAGTAAACATGGCTGGTCCTAGTGGAGACGCTAAAAAAGTAAAACTCCCTGGACCAGACTTCAAAAAACCACAACCTAAAAAACGCGCTAAAGTAAAAGCGAAAAAAGAAAATGACTTTCTAGCCAGATTAAAAGCCTAATGTTACTTACCGACCTAAACGAATTCCAACCTCTTCAAATCATCAGCGAAGCGAAGGGAAATAAGACCATGAAAGTACGTGGTATTTTCAGCGAAGCCGAGAAAAAGAACGGTAACGGTAGAATCTATGGAAAAGATTTGTTAATGAGAGAGGTTCAGAAGCTCCAACCTATTTTAGCTGAGCGTCGTTTATGTGGAGAGTTAGACCATCCTAATGATGAAGTGGTACACCTTTCAAATGTATCGCATATTATTACAGGTTTACAGATGGAAGGCAACACTTTAATTGGTGAGGCTGAATTTTTAAACACTCCTTCTGGTAAAATTTTACAAGAGCTTGCTAAAGCTGGTGTCCGTATTGGTATTTCCTCACGTGCTACTGGCTCTGTAGAACATGATATGAAAGAAGATGCGTACCGAGTACAAGATAATTTACGCATGATTACGTGGGACATGGTTGCTGACCCGTCCTGCCAAAACGCTTTTCCCGAACTTGTTGAACACAAACAACTTATGGAAAACCGTAATACCGAATTGGGATACCAAGAACAATTGATGAATGAGAGAGTTTATTTAACTGCTTTAAAGAGACTTTTGAATCAAAATTAATGATTTTTTTTCGTAAACCCAGTAGATATAAACAGTAGGAGAATTTCTATGAAAGATAAACTAACACAAATCGCAAAACTACTTCCTGATAGCTTATCGGAAAATGGTCTTCAAGAGGTCTTGAAGATTGTTAACGAGGCTGTCGAAGAAAGAGTCGCTGCGGAAGTGAAACTAATGGAAACCAAAGTAACTGGTTTCCTCCGTACTAAAATAGCTGACCTAAAGGAAGTAGCCCGACAAGAGATTGAATCGGAAGATGAAGTTCTCCGTGGTTACAAAATGTTCGAATCTATTAAAGCTATGATTGCTGCGGAAGTTGAAGCTTCTGATGTAGATTCTACTATCGCCAAGCAATCTAATGAGATTGCGGAATTACAAGAGAGCCTTGAACTTGTTAATCAACGTCTAACGGACTCTCTTCACGAAAATAATCTACTTGCTGGTCAAATAGATAATTTGAATGAACAAAACGAACAGCTGACTGAGAGTGCTAAACTTCCGTTTAAATCTTCTGAGTCTGCGGTCGTAATTACTAACGAAACCGATTCGAGCCGTCCTTCTCCGGAGGCGGTTAACAACATCTTCCTCACAGAAGACGTAATTAACCTGTCAAAGCAGGAAGTCCTAAAAGACTAAAAATTTAAAAATATGCTAGATAACGCACAAACTAATTCTTTATGTGAGAAGTGGGAGCCAATCCTGGAAGGAATCACCGATGACGCTACTCGTCAGATGACTGCCGTTCTTTTGGAGAACCAAGCTAAGAGTATTCTTACAGAGAGTGCTCGTGAATCTGGTTCACTTCAAGAAGCTACGACTGTGGGTAACCTTGGTACTTTCCAAAAGTTCGCATTTCCGCTCGTTCGCCGGGTATTCCCGGAACTAATCGCTAACAAAATCTGTGGCGTACAACCTATGCAAGGTCCTGTATCTCAGATTTTCTACCTAGGTTACAACCGTATTGGTCGTGACGCTGGCGGCAAAACTAACGCTGACGTAGTATACTCGAAATACCGTATGGTCTACGCTGGTCGTATGGGCAAAGCTCAGAACAACATCGGTGGTATCGATGCTGCTTCTTACAGCACTGCTCCTAACGGTGAGGTTTCAGGTGCTTGGGCACTTTCAGGTCTTTCTGGATTAGACTCAGATGGTGACGCACGTACTTTCGGTACAGACGTTGTAACTGCTAACATGTCAGCTATGACTGCGGGTTCTCGTATCTCGAACTTCCCGAACTCGGGTATCGCTGGTCCTCAGTTCTTCGTGTCTGCTGGTGAGCGTCTTGCTGGTTCAGGTATTCCTGAAGTTAACTTCACTATCGAGCAACAGTCTGTGACTGCACGTACTCGTAAGTTCCGCGCCCTTTGGACGTTGGAAGCTTCACAAGACCTTCGTGCTTACCACAACCTTGACCTTGAACGTGAATTGACTGAGCTTCTTTCTAAAGAAGTTGCTTTGGAAATCGACCGTGAAATTGTTGAATCTATCCGTAACTTAGCTTATGGCATCGTTCCTGGTCTTAATGGCCAAGATTGGTGGGACTACACTAACAGCCAAAACTCTAACGACTTTGGTTCTGGTGGTCTTCCTGCTGGCGCTGGTAATAACGGTGGCAACCCTGCAACTCCGCAAGGTAGCTTCACTTACGACCAACCATGGGGACGTAACGCTAATGACCCTGAAGATAGCTCTATCTATGGTTTAGGTTCTGGTGCTGAAGGTGCTGTAGGTATGCCAGATGCGGCTGCAAAAGGCTCAAACGTATTCTACGTTGACTTCGGTACTACGGCACTTGGACTTGCTCCTCGTCACGTAGGTGAGGTTTACAGTAACTTAGTTGCTGTAATTAACTTTGCTTCGCAAGACATCTACAAAACTACTCTTCGCGCTGCTGCAAACTACATCGTATGTTCTCCATTCGTGGCTGCGATGTTACAGTCTGCTGCTAAGCTAGAAGGTGGTATCGGTATGGACCAAGCAGGTCAGCTTGGTGCGTCTATCGAGTACAAAGGTAAGTGGATGGGACAATACGACGTTTACGTTGACCCTCTCTATCCTGAAGACGAACTACTACTTGGTTACAAGGGTGCTTCTCCGATGGATTCGGGCTTCGTGTACGCTCCGTACATCCCACTACAAATGCTACCAACTATTACGGACCCTGAGACCTTCCAGCCAAGAAAAGGTTTAATCACTCGCTATGCAACTGCGCGTATTAACCCTGCTGCTAGGTACTACAGAATCATCCGTATTATCGGTGCTGATAGCCGTTACTTAACTACACCATTCATGAAAGCTTCAAGCTTAGGTGTAAGTTACACGAACTACTAAGCCTTCTTAGAAGACTAATAAGAGAAGCCCAGCTGTTTTGGCTGGGCTTCTTCCATATATAATAATAGCATGTCACGTGGACCAGTACAACCGAACTTTGAATGGGGACCATTTACCGTGGACCGCTCTGGCAGTGGTTCCAACGCTTCCTCCTTTGTCGCTCCTTCTGGGGATATTCAATATGATTCACTTAATCGTCGTTATTTTTCAGAGACGGTTGAGTTTAGTCGGTTTTATACTATCATCAAGGACTTTGTTAAAGCAAGGTTAGGATTTCCGGTGGTGCGTGTAGAATTAGATGATTTTCAAATATTGACCGCTGTAGATGAAGCAATCAGTAAATTAGATTATCATGCACCTGACTGGTGTACTCAATTAGCTGCATTTAAAACAAAAGCTAATTGCAACATGTATGAACTACCTTCATTCATGGTAAACAACTTCCGTTATTCGGCTTATAAGAAATCTTTACTCAGTGTACCTTTAGCAGGTCAATCATTGGAAATGGATTTCTTTATTAAATATTTTCAGGAAAACTTCTTGTTCCAAGACTTTGCAGTGTCTGATTTTTTATTAATGAAGATGCATTTAAAATCAATTCGTAAGATTCTTGGTAGAGAGGGTTCTTTTCAAATTGTTAACAACAAATATTTAATGGTGTATCCTACTCCAGTTGCTGATGGTTCTGAGGAAGTGGTGATTGAGTATAAATGTTTAAACAGTGATACTCTACATCATTATTTCATGAGTTGGTTACAACGCTTTACTCTTGCTATTTGCAAAGGTATTTTAGGTGAGATACGAGGTAAGTACGCTACACTCCCTTCTCCTCAAGGAGGAGCCCAACTCAACGGACCTGCACTAATAGCTGAATCCCAACGCGAGATGGAACTTCTCGAAAATCAACTTCTTCAAGAGATTGAAGAACCAGCTGTATTCACAACTTACTAATGGTTTATGTCTCAGGTCCACCGTATGACCGTTACCCTCCAATGGCGGATGGTACGCGAGAGACGTTTTATAATGGACATCGCTATGCTAACGTCTTTGATATAAAGAGACAGATTTTTGAGAGAGAAGAAAAAAACTTTAGAAGCTTAGAGTTTTACAGGAAAACCTCAAGGTCTTTGTTAAATATTTTTAGTGATGTACAAATTGTTGGACCAGACAACGAAGCCAAACCAGTTAACTGCAACTATGCTAATTATGAAAGAGCTATTGCAATGCTGTTTAAAACAAGAAACCTGACGTTACCTATGATGACGTTGGCTATTTCAGATACCGTTGAAGATTTGGAAAGACGAAAACCTAACACCGATATTGAAACCTGGACCATACAAGATAAGAAAAGACGTAGACACACGAGAGTAGCTGCGATGGCTCCCAAAGCTGTCAAAGTCTCATACCAATTAAACTTGTGGACAAGGTATGTGGAAGACATGAATCAACTTATTGAGTGTGTTATGGCTAAGTTTCGTCCATATCTCAGAGTAGGAACTGATTTTATTACTAACGCTCCTGCTTTTATAACGGCTGTGTCTGACAATTCAACGTTAACCCCACCTGACCGTGAAGACCGTATCATAAGAAAAACTGTAACCTTTGAGGTAGAGACATGGATGCCTACCCGTCAGTATATGATTCAATCAAATGGGGATATTGTCGAAATGAAATATGAAACAAGCATTGACACAGACATCAGTTTCTCAGGTACAGGAACTCCTTCTCAGTTGGTGCTTGACACGTCTGCATTTGAGCAACTCAAAATCTACCCACCTTCCTCTACTTAATTTTTAAAAAACGTCGTTTTTTGATAGTGTGCTAGCTAAATAATAAAGAGGAAGAAGTTTATGAAAACTAGTTCACAACGCACAATTGTTAATATAGCAGGTCAAGATTTAGAGATTGTTCTCAAATCTGGACGTCTATTCGAGCATATTTGTCTCACTCCTGGCCAGTCAATATCTGTTCCAGAAAAATCAATCACGGACGTATGTCTGGAACTACAAAATAGACATCTTCTAAACATAATTTAAGGTAAAAAATGGCTAACTTCGTCTCCCCCGGTGTATACACGATTGAAAAGGACGTATCTGATTTCGCTCCTTCCGTCAATCCTTCTATCGTTGGTTTGGTAGGATTCGCTTCTCGCGGTCCTGTTGATACTCCAACACTAATAACGTCTCCTGCTGATTTGATAAGACAGTTCGGTACCCCTGATTTGGTTACCGGCGGTCAAGGTATTTATGGCGCGTTAGAAATCTTACAAAGAACTAATCAAGTTTACTACGTTCGCTCCGCGACTACTAATAAAAATGATGCAAGAGCGACTATTGGTTTAGCAACTCACGCTCATGCTAAGATTGATGTTGGTGAAATGAACAAAGACTTCGTTTATAGGTTTGATGTTAACACTACTGATAAGCATGGAACCAATGATGGAGACCAAACTTCTTTCTACGCTTACCGTGAACGTCCTTACGTATCCGGTACAGCCGGAGGCTCTGTAATGCCTACGACTCCTGGTGCAGACTGGACTGTGGTTGATTGGCATAACGCTGTACTTGCAGGTATAGGTGAAGTGTTTGATGCAGAAAGAGGTCAAATCAATTACATCCCAAGCGCTTTCAACTCTAATGACGGTATGATTGTTTCTCGTCAAGCAGGTGCAACAGCTTCTACTGCTTCTCGTATCCAAATAACTACTTATGTAGCTTCTGCGGATTCTGAAGGAGCTATTGCCTATACAGGTACTTACTTGTCTGCTACTCCTATCGATGTATCAGACTTAACTTTCAGAAGTCTTGCTTTACCTGCTAACGGTGTAACTGCTAGTGGACAAGCTATCTTCTCTGCACCTTCGGGCTCTGATGCAGCTTATACAACCGCCTCAGCTAACCTTTCTTATACAGGTGGTGCAGGTGAAGCGTCTGGCGTTAGTTTCGCAATCTATAACGCTTCGTTGAATGCTCCAGGAGCTTACCAAGTTAACTCTCTGTATCCAGGATTAGGATACAATTATTCAGCTGTTAATTATGCAGGTAATCTCCAATACAGAGGATTACAAGCACAAGTGGTTAACACGAACGACTTAGGTCGCTTTGTTCTTAACATCGCCTCTGATGGTGGTACGGAAGAAAGCTACGACATGGGTCTATGGAAACCAACTTACATCACTTCAGCAACTAGCCTTTGGCCAGAAGCTGTTTTGAATCAAGGAGTTAATAACGCTGTCTCTCAATACGTTAAAGGAAACTTTTACGAGTATCAATCTGACGGCGTAGTTTCGGGTATAAACACTTGGACTCCTCCTACGGACTTCGGTAACGAAGCTACTGGTCTGGGCGAAATGGCTTGGACTAACGGTAAAAAAGGAGCTCTTGCCAACGGTGATGACAGTGACGTCTTCCGATGTCTAACCTTAGAGGGTAACACAACTCCTTACCCAGACTACAATTTATCTGGAGGTAAGAACGGTGATGCTTCTGATTTTAACGGTAACCTAAGTAATGCAACTGTGAGAGCTGCTTTAATAGGTCAGTCTGGTAACAAGACTGGTATAAACGCTTTAGATTCTGAGGACGTGCCTATAACAATGGCTGCTGTTCCTGGGGTAACCGACCAAAGCGTACAAAATGAGTTAGTAACTCTAGCTGAGAATACTCAAAACTTCCTAGCTGTTGTTGCTCCTCCAGTTGGATTTAGAAGCGCCCAACAAGCTGTAGCTTGGACTAACGGTAAAGCAACAGGCAGAACTTCTGCTCTTAACAGTAGTTACGGCGCTGTATACTGGCCTTGGGTAAAATCTTTCGACGCTTACACTGGAAGCGACAAGTGGTTCGACCCAAGTATTTATGCGATAGGACAAATGGCATACACTGACGAAGTGTCTGACCCATGGTTCGCTCCAGCTGGTTTACGTCGCGGTAGATTAACTACTCCGACTGATGTAGAAGTTGCTTTGAACCAAGGTGATAGAGATGCTCTTTATGGTCCTGGTAATATTGTTAACCCTATAACTAAATTCCAAACTGATGGAATTGTAATCTACGGACAACGCACAGCTCAAAGAGCTTCAACTGCTCTTGACCGAATCAACGTTCGTCGTCTAATGATATTCTTACGCAGACTTGTTTTACAATCTGCACGTCGATTCGTTTTCGAACCAAACGACCCAATCACTTGGGAATCGGTACGAAACGTTATCAGTCCTGCACTTGCAGACATACAACAACGCCGGGGTATCACTCAGTTTAAAGTTGTCTGTGATGCAACGACTAACACTCCCCTTCGCGTTGACCGCAACGAACTTTGGTGCAAGGTTATTCTCAAGCCTACTAAGACTGCTGAAATCATAGTATTTGAACTTAACCTCACAAATCAATCTGCGGATGTCTAACACTATATAATATTGAGGTAAAAAAACATGGCTGATGGAAAATACTACGTTGACAGAGCTGCCGAGCTAATCGCTGACAGCCCCCGTCTTTCACACGCACTGGAATCTTTCCGTGCATATGCTTGGGAGATTCAAATCCCTAGGTTTGCGGGCGCTCTATCTAACGTTCCAGGTCTTGATGACCAAGACAGACTTACTCTAGCTGCAAAGCAAATTACTCAACCGGGCTTTACTGTTGAAGACATTGAAGTTCATCGTGTTAATGAAAAATTCTACTACCCAGGCAAAGCTTCACCTGATGAAATTACAGTTACTTTCGATAACTTAATTAAAGGTGATGTTGCTGACGCTTTATTTGCGTGGATGAGAAGTGTATACGACCCTGTATACGGAATTCACTATGGTGGTTTAGGTAACGGAACTTCTGAAGTAAACCCAAGCCCTGAAGGTCTTGCTGGTATTACTGAAGCTCCTATCTTCAAAAGAACCATCACTATCTGGCAATTAGATGCTCACCGTAACCCAATCACTCACGTGAATCTTTATGGAGCATACCCGAAAGGCTGGAAACTAGGTGAATTCAACTACTCTACTAACGAGTTCCATACGATTGAAATGACTATACGTTACGACTTCGCTGTTCAGTTCACTGAAACTTCTGATATCGACGCAGTAATGTCGCCAATCGCAATCTCGTAAGTTTTAATTAAAAGTTTTCTAGGCTTCTCTGGTAAATAATACTAGGGAAGCCTACTTTAATATACCATGGATTTATCTGATTTTATAGCAACGTACGAACGCACAGGAAAAACTATTCTTGAAGCGAAAGATAAACCTAACATTGATGATTATCTTTGTATGTTTGCAGGTTTACAAAACCCTCCTACCGAGGTAGCTGATAATGGTGAAGATATAATAAAACAATTTACCATGCAACCTGGAGAACAAGTCGTTTCCAAAACATTAACAGGAAAAGGAAAGGAGGGTCAGAAAAGTTTTTATTATATGGGGACTGGATGTAGACCTCAAGGAAAGGGAGGTCCTCCGTTTGTCACCTTTACCGATAAGGATTGGACAGCCCTTTTAAGTAAATTTGAGGAGGGTAAACAGTTAGACCCTCAAGCCGAGCCTGGGAACACTCCTCAAGAAACGAAAACTATGGAGCAGTTGAATAAAGAGCAACAAGCTGCGAACATGGCTCAAGCCGATGCCTTTGGAGATGCTACTACGCAAATGTTGGCAGAGGCTGGATTCCCCGGAGGAGGAAACGGACTACAGATGAGAGATATGTTTCGTCAGGTATGTGGGGGTGGTCGTGCCAACGCTCTTCAAAAAGCCGCCCGAGAAAAGAGCGAGGCTAAAAATAACCCTGAAGCATTATCTGCTGAAGCTCAGCAAGAACAGAACACTCTACAGAACGAGGGGTGTTATCAAGACCTTTTGATTATAAATACGGCAATAACTCGCTCCACAGAAATTTATAAAAAAATACAAACAGGTGGAGACAATTTAACCGAGTCTGATAGAGACTTCTTACGTCAATGTTTTCGTTTGAGGGGGAGAGGACAAAACCAAGGAGTTTATATGGTCCCCGATGATTTGAGTGGGGATTATTGTGGAGGACCGTTAGCCGCTGCTGCTATTCCTTATCAACAGGGAGGTGATAGATATGGAGTCAAGGTAGGAAATCAAAACAGTCCTTTTTTCAAAATGATGTTAAAGATACATGAGGATAGCTTGAAAAAAGGAAACCCTTTATATGATGAGGGAAAACCTGCAATTTTTAGAGGCGGAACCGACGCAGCTAAAATGCATTCTTTTAGAGCTATGGAAGGTGTTATGAATGAACACGGTCCTAATATAGCTAAAGCGTGGATTGAGTGTGGACGGAAAATGCCATGTCCAGGTATAAAGGGTGTTTTAGAGCAGGTTATGGATGAAGAAAACTTCCAATTAAATCTTTTAATTTTTGGTGCTGAACAAAGAAACGCTGGAGTTATTCCTGACACTCAGTTCGGTAACATTTATGACGACGGTACAGAGTTAATGCTCGATGATGTCGAAGCCTCAGCAGGCGACCCTGACGGTAAAAAAGCACTTGCTTGGTTTGCTGGTAATATGATTAATGCGTGGGACCCTCTTTTATCTGACCCTGCATTCAAGGATTGCGAGTTTGAGGTAGTGGGGAGAGGTCCGACCGGACAAATGGACAATGGAGGGAGTGTTAACCAAGATGTACAGGTTACTTGTGGTAGTATAGTTAAAAAGCTAGAGGTTAATCCCAACTATCAAGGTGATGATGGAGCAGGTATCTTTGGGAGTGATGAAGACAAAAACAGAGGACATTGGACAGGAGAGGATGCCGCCGGTTTGAATGTAAAAATATCCAGTAAAGGCGATATGGTTCAAGCAGGTAAAAGAGGTATAGCAGTTATCGATGCAGTGGAAACTGACCCAGAAGGTCAGATAATTGGGTTTAGTCCAAGCACGGAGTCAGCACGTAACCGCGCAGCCAACTTAATTTATTCAGTGGCTGAGAAGAATGGAGCTTCGTTTACCGAGGAAGATAAAAAAGCAGCGGATGATTACAAATTAAAAGAAGTAGGATTTACGCAAAACATACAAGGAAGCTTAGATAGTTTGTCTAGAGGCACTGTTAAAACCGTCGTGGGTGGTATCATGTCTAAGATGGGTTATGAACAAGGGGAGAAGTTTGCTGAATTAGATAAAACGATGGAACAGTATCAAAATGCTACCCCGGGAACTCCTGACTATAAAAAAGCTGCGGCTAGAATCAAAACCGTATTAAGACAAGCTTACAGAAATAAACACAAAGACTCTCCTGGCTTTAGACAGAACCTAGCTATAGAAGCTCTTCAAACAGGGGTTGCTTCTCAAAACCAAGGATTTGTTTTAGTAGAACCAGGAGAAGATACTTACGTAGGAACTGAGACTGATGCACACGCAGGAATATTTAAAAACATTTTAGGATACGGTAATGACGAAGGTCCTCAGGAAATTAGAGTTACAGGTACCAGTGTGGTTTTAGCCACAGGGGAACAATTAACATGTCGCGTAAAAGAAGGCACCCCTGTGCAAGAGTATAGAGCTCCTACCGAAAGTGTAAAAAATAACCTACGTGCGTTGAGTGGTGCTAAAGCTGGAAGAGGAAAGGACCCCGTTACAGAATCACGAAGGGAAGCCGAAGATATCGTTAGACAGTTTCAAGAACTCATTCAACGGGTAAATAAAGTAAATTCCGTCCAGAACTAACTCGGGCTTTACCTGAAACTGCTTGCCGACCACTACCATAGCCATTCGTCTCGTCTTCTGGTAGATTACCATCCAATCCTTATTCGCGTGAGAGGCGTCTTTCTGTGCTTGTGAGATGAAAGACTTAAAATCGCTTTTCCGTTTGAACAAATCATCAAGTTGTACATCGTAACCGTTTTTACATTCTACAACAAATGGGAAA